TCTATATTTGGTATATCGCAATCATCTAATAGTGAAGTTTCCTCTAATAGATCAGGTTTACTGTAAAGATCTGTTGTTCTTCCTTCTGCGTCAGATTGTTCAAACAACATTGTCTTTCTACCAACGTTTTTAGGATTTACGCCCTTCATCTTTTCTAACGAAGACCTTAGTTTTAGATACTCTGACATTGAGTTTTCTAACGCTAATGGTGCACCCATACCTGAAGAGTAATCCTCTTTCGAATCAGTTTTAGCGGAAAGATCTCCTTTGCCTAATGGATCCCTTCCAAGTGCTGATTTGTCGGTTCCTCTTATAGAGTTATGTACTTGAGGTCTTCCAGGTTGTGGAGCAGGTTCGCTTGGATTAGTTTCATCATATCCAGTTGGAACGTCTAGTTTAGTTTGTCCTTTGCCTCCATATAGAGACGCAAGTTGGTGTGGAGTACCGAACGCTTGTCCTGTTTCAGCTGGATCGTTTCCTTCTTCAAGTATTTGATTATATCTGAACGCTTTCTTTTGATCTTCAATGATCATATCTTCCATCTCTGCATACTGATCTTCAGAGAACTGGAATATCTTATCGTAAATGAAGTCTTTAGGTAATAATTTCGCTTCAAGCGCTGAATTCGCTAAATCAATTTTCTCTTTGAATAGAGCGATACGCTCTTGTTCGTAGATGATTGATGGATTTGTTAGAGATATAGTGAAATTAGCGGCGGACTCGTTTGTATATCCATTTGAATACAGATGGATGAGCGCAATTTTTGTTAATTCAGAAAGAATTATTCTCTGTATTCTTTCAATTGTTCTCGCAAAACGAATATCTTCTGCGGCAAGTGTCGCTTTACCAGTCAAATCTTTTTCATAACCCATAAACGCTTTAGGTATCTTTAGAGCAGCGAAAAGTTTCTCTCTAAAGTACTGAACGTCTTCAATACCATTATAATCTAGACCTTTTGCGGTATCTATGCGAGTGGTAGCGTCATTTCCTCTAACAGGGATATAGATATCCTCTAACATGTTTTGCATGTTATATTTGAGGTTATATTGACCTGTTTGTGGATCCATAAGAGGAGTTTTCTTCATCTTAGAGATCATTCTTTGCATGAAATTTTCAACTTCACCAGGAGGAATGGCTCCAATATTCACATAAAACACTCTTTTCTCTGGAGCCCTAACAATACGATGTATCAACATCGCATCTTCTATCAAAACATATTGTTTGAATAGTTTTCTTGCTGGTTCGAGATATGAACGACCATAAGGCAAGTAGTTTACATCTCCAGTGAGACGGAAATGCGCCATTTCATAATTATCAAAGAATATCCCTTGTTCGTCTTCACGACTTATAGCCGAATATCCTCCAGTAGATGCGATTGCCGCTGTTGGATCAAATTTAAATCGTACTTCGTTAGCGTTTTTTGGATTAAATCCTTCTTCTCTAGCGATATTATACGCTGAAAAAGGAATTACATTATATACTCCGTATCCTTCGGCAATTTCAAGTTTGAGATAGAAATCACCGTACTTACACATGTTTCTAATCCATCCCCAAAGACTGTATTCAATGTTTAATACTGAATAAAATAGATTATAGAGGATCTTTTGAATATTTTCATCAGAAGAACGTACTTGTAGTACTTCTCCTTGTTCGTTTTTCAACGTACACTCATCTGAAATGATATCTAACGCAGAAGAGATGATTGCATCAGTATCCATTGCGTCATAATCAGCGTATATTTGAACCCTTGCTGATCTATAATTTTGTGCTAGGTTAAGATTAACACCATATGCAGTTGAAGTAGTGTATACTTTATTAAACCTATCAACCAAAGAGTTAGTCGGTATTACGCCGTTGTTTTGAATGTCATTAGTATCAACTACTTTTAACATTTTACCACCTTCATTTCTTATGATTACATCAGAAGAAAATAGACGTCTAAGTGCTGTAAAAAGATTTCCCCCTTGTTGATTTTTTTCGTTTGCCATATATTATATAAATATAACGGTTATGTTAATAACCATGTTAAGTCGTGTTGTTCGGTTCCTGTAGGAGTACTTATATCTTGTGTCCAAGAGTTGTAGTGAGTATATGGATTAGATGAATAAAATGATTGATTTGTACTTCCTGCGCGAGTAATATTGTTAATTCCTACTGCAGTTAAACTATCCATAGTAGTTTTAAATCGTAAACTGGTCTCTCTTAGATACAAACCTATAGCGAATGACATAACAAGATCGTCATTGTAACCTTGCATCGCCTGTTGTTTATTATTTTTCCAAATAAACACTCGTAATTCCTCTAATAATCTGATTGATCTGATAGTTACAACTTTACTTTCAATAAAATCTCTCATTCTTTCTAACATGAGAGGTCTGTTTTTTGAAGTTGTAGTAAATCCTGGAGTTAATCCAGATGTTCTATCGTATTTATCCATCCACTTCTCAAAATCAGCTGTGTCGTTATTATATCCATAGTGTAGATTTTGATATCCACTCTCTTTTAGCGTCTGAACTACATCCCATCCTATGTTTTGATTTTCAACAACGAGTAGTGCTTGATTATATTCGTTAGCAGCGGCTAATAATACTCTAGAATATTCTCTAGTGTCTATTTGTGAACGAAATTCAGCCACCTGTCGCATAGTCTCAATCTCTAAAACATGAAATGCGCTGTAATCTGATCCATCACCTCGGGCTACGTCCGCAATTACTGCGTAATGATATACGTCATTAGGATATTCCCATATCCAATAGGCTTTGTCCATCCCACGCCTTTCTATAGGCTCTGAGACTGTATTATCTTCAAACCATGTTAGTATTTCTGGATCTATTACACTATTTCCCGATGTTGCAAAGTCGCAATCGCACTCCTGAGCTGCGTTTCGAATTCCTAGTTCCTTGGTTTGTTTTTCTCTCCACGTTTGGTTTCTTTCAGGATGAACTGTCCAAGGTAAAGATATTGGAAGGAAGCCGTTTTCCCCTTTTTGGGCTCTTGTATACGTTTTATGGAACCAGTTACCAACGCCATTAGGAGTTGATAGTGCAATACAACCACCTCCAGTTGCGAGTGTTTGTTGAGCAGCTGTGAATATCTCTTCGATCCTCTCAATAAAAGCGGCTTCGTCCATAACGAGTAAAGATACCGCTTCAGAACGAGTGGCGTCACCTGCGCCAGAAACCGCTTTTATTTGAGAACCGTTTATTAGTCGCAAAGACAATCTGTTGTCTTCTTGCGCTCCTATTTTTAACCAGGTTGGCAATGATTGATATGCAAATCTTACTTTTGTTACAAGATTTTTTGCGGTTGATTGAGTTGTCGCTACTACTAGAACGTTTTTATCCCTATGGAATAACATAAGCCATAGAGAATACGCTGAAACTAGTGTTGATATACCTAACTGTCGCGATTTATTTACAATTGCGTAGTCATTATTTTGAAAAAGACGTAAAACCTTTTCCTGAAAATCATATAAATCAAAGAACATCCTACCTTTTGTAGGGTGTTGTATCATATAATACTTTCGCATAAAGTACACAGGATCTGCTGCGCACTTAGCGAATTCTTCTCTTATTTTTTCTTTTATAGACGCTTGTCCGTTAGACATAGTTTGTTTTATATAATTGCGAGACTGCCTTTATTTCATTTTAAAGGCCATAGTTCCGTTATTAGGATTGTATACTGATACATTTCCAGGTGTAAAATAGAATTCGGCGCTTGGATCAGAGAAACCTTTAAGATTAAACGTCGCTGAATTTCCTTTTATGTTTATATCCATATAGAGTTGTTTTACCTCAATTTTAGATATAATAGATTTTAGCGCTTTTACATATGCAGCATTAGCGGTTAATGCCTTTCCTGCGGCATATGCCATTGGACTGGTAATTATTCCATATTGTTCTCCAGTTGTTGACAATTTTGACCAATCAATTGGATATTTAGGACCTGACTCCGCGGTCTGAAAGAATTTTCCAAGCGATTTTTGCACAAGTGCATCAGCCTTAGGATCAGACTTAGCGGTTGGGAATTTTTTATATCCAACTAGTACGTTGTTTAAAATGTAATCTGATATATTTTCTATTCCTACCACTTCTCCTTTTTTAATCCTAGTCGATTTTCCTATCTTACCTAATAGATCCTTAACTCCTGGAGCGTTCGCTTGATCAGCGAGGAAGACATGACTTTCTGAACTAGGTGAAAATGAAAACGAGTTAGTGAGTAGTTTGTATAATGTCCTTTCACCTGGTGTTGTTAAGTTTTTTGGGTTAGTTTTCTTTATAATATTTGTTAGAGAAGCCGCTGCACCTTGTTTATATTTAGAAGATATACCATATCCCGCTATTACAAAATCAACTAATGGTTCATTACCTTTTGGGAAAGATACGACGTCTTCTTTTGTCATTTTAACAACATTTCCTAATACTATTGCTCCTAAAATTTCACCAAAATCTTTTCCTATCGCATTAATATCTTCTGGTGTCATTTTAGACATCAGTTTCTTAGTTCCTTCTGAAAACTTTATTGTTTTGTTGTAGCCAGATGCCTCACCTAGATCAGTTATTTCTTTTTTAGCGGTCCCTAATTCAAAATCTTTTAACATAGAGAGTAAAAGTTTACTCACATCCTTATCTGGAAGAGTTGCGATCTTTGATGACGCTTGTTGTATTATCGCATTACCGTTTTTATATTCTTTACCAGCGAGACCTAAATTAGTTGGAGTTAAAGATTTGCCAGATATATTACTACCGGCTTTAACATTTCTAACTACGTGAGCCTGTGCGCCAGCGGGATAGTCTCCTGCTGCCTTCTTTAAGGTTACCACATGTGTAGAGAAGGTGCCTGAGCGTCCTCCATACTCAAATTCACCTGGTTCAATTATTTCTACATCTACGTTCCTTGTACTTATGCCAAGTTCCTCTAATGCATCCCAGATTAGGTCTGAAAGCTCTTGTTCTGTCTTTGCATTTACCCTGAAATGTGGACCACCGTTATCGCTTTTTATACCGGTTATGTTTGCTCCTGAATTGTTTGATATATAAGACATTATGTCTTTTAATAGAGCCCTATCATCAGACTTAGCCTCATTTATTATAAGACTTTTTATAAACTCGTAATTTTCGCTCAAATCTTCTGCGCCTGCAGTAGTATCTATTGGTTCGCTATCGCTTTCTGGAGTGGTATCATCGCCTGTGTCTTCTCCTTCTCTTGTTCCTTGTTCTGCGCCTTCTGGTCCCTTTGTTTTTAGTGGAGATCCGTATCTCAACATGCGTGAAATCGCAAACATACAGCGCTCTTTCTCTCCTATTTCATATAGATAGTAATTCTTTCCATTTGCGGTGGCTTGATATGCCTCTTCTAAATAGGTTAAGAAGAAATATTGACCGTTATGTAAAAGAATTTTGAATGTAGTAGGTTTTGGAGCAACTATGAATATTGCCTCTACATATTCTTTGAACGAAGGCGTCATCATTTCCTCTAATATGTCATTTAGACTAACATATTTCTTA